GATTCAATTCTTGCTCCTTCAATTAAATTAGTTCCATCTGCACCTTGGAAAGAAACTGTACCTAAAATATCATCTGCAATAACTGCATCATTGCCTCCAGTTGCAACACTTCTAGATTTACCAAAAACTAAAAAGGCTTGACCAGTATTAGCTCGGTTTGATGCTAGGAATAATGAAGATGTTGCACCATTGGTTCCTTCTAATTGAATCTGAGGAGCAACGTTTCCACCAAATGTATTTACTCTTGCACTACTTGTTCCAACTAATAATCTACCAGTGCTATCAATAAATAACCGTCCAGTACCACCTGTAGACAGAGCTACTTGATCTACACCTGGAGAATAAATACCTGTATTGGAATCACCCGTAAAAGTATAAGAAGGGGAACCAGCAGTTCCTGTGTTATTTAAAAGTTGACCTGCACTACTGATACTAAACTTTAAACTTCCACCTGTTGTAAATCCAATCTCATTAGCTGCAGAATTATAAATACCAGTATCAGGATCACTATCAAAAGTAATAGAAGGTGCTGCAGCACTGCCATTAGGGAAGCTTGCACCTACATTGACGTAATCTGCACCAGCAAGAATAACGCCAAAAAAGTCTGCACCAGTAGTCGGAGCAGATGCAAAAATAATATTGCCACCACTTAAACGGAAACCTTCTGTACCACTGTCATCAGGACGCTGTACAACACCACCAACAGAGATCAAACACTGTTGCGAATTAATAGGCAGAGGTACTGGAGCTGTGCCGTTAACTCGTAACGGAAAACTTGTAGTTACACTATTGAACGATCCACTGATATCGTCAATGTTTTTATAGGTAGGGAATGCTACCTGTAAGTCATTACCAATGTACGGCACAGTTTTTCTTGATCAATAATTGTTATTCTACTGGAGTTGTATTAGGACCTTCACTGCTTGGTTCAACTGGCCACTGAATTAATTCTGGATCTAAATCCTTATAGGTCTGAGGAATATCACGCAGGATCTGGCGATACAAAGACCACTCTCGTTGCGGAACGGTGACCCCTGTAATCATGGTCCAGTCGCTTTTCCGAAGAAGCATATTACGCTTTTCTCGTACTCCCTCCCACGTGGTAGGAGCATCATCTAGCAGCTCTGCATAAAAGACTGTATCTTTTAACAGCTTTAACTGCTGATCAATTTCTTCTAGCTTAGCTTCAAGTTCTTCCTTCAGTTTACCAAGCTCTTCAGTTAAACTCTTGGCCTGGTTGTTAACTGTCAATCCCATGGTTATGGAGTCTGCTCAAGATAACTAACAGTGACATCAAGACTGGTAGCCGTATCAGATCGTGCTTGGATTTTATCAGCAGGTTGCAGAATAACTTTATTGCCGTTTACCAATTCTAATGATGATCCAGCGGGCACAGGTGCATTACGAATTAAGTAAACATCATCGCCTGTATTACGGTCTAAATATACATCAACGTTAGCGCTAGTTCCAGTTTTGTTGGAAACAAGAATACTGAGAATAACAAGTGTTGCTGTGGAGCCAGAGGTTACAACAACTGCACTGGCATCTGGAAGTGATGTTGTAACCAGACTGGATTTGGTATCGTTTTTAAACGTATTTGCCATGTCAGCCTAAAGCAACAATAAGAGGAATGTTGTCAACGTTAGTAAATGAACCAGCAACAACTAGGCTGCCAGCAATTGACACGTTTCCACTGAATAACGCGGTACCTGATGAATCTATTGTAACGCGTGCAACACCGCCAGTTACGATAGAAATCTGATCCGGACCTGCGCTTAACAGGCCTGTGTTCGGATCATTGGCAAACTTTAAGGCACAACTTGAAAGGTTGCCAGGTGACAACCGCATGTTGGTTCCGTCTTCCCGTAATAATGGGAAGCCCCCAGCGGTAGAACCATTGTGAACAACACAAATATTCTGTGTTGTATCAACCGTAACTTCTCCTACGGCACCAGTGAAAGTTGCCGTTTCACTTGATGTTCCTCGTCTGAATTGTACTTGTGTTGACATAATGCTATCCTAACGCAATTGCTATTGCAGTAGCAAAATCTTGCGTAGCTAAGGTTCCTGTTTCATCAGGAAGTGTAATTACACGGTCTACTGTAGGATTTGCTACTGTCAATGTTGTTTCATTTGCATCTGCCGTGCTGCCTTCAA